GCCAAATTTTTCCGCGCGGGAGTTCCGGAGGGGGGGGTACCCCCGGTGGCGGCGGGAGGGTCCTGCTGATGCCCGGGCCGAAGCCGCTGCCCGCGAACGTGCACCTGCTGCGGGGCAACCCGAGCAAGCTCACGTTCGACCAGCTGCGCGACCAGCTGCAGCCTGAGATCGAGGTGCCCGGCTGTCCTCCGCACCTGCTGCCCGAGGCCCGCAAGGAGTGGCGCCGCATCACGCCCGAGCTCGAGCGCTACGGCCTGGTGTCGAAGCTGGACCGCGGCGCGCTCGCGCTCTACTGCCAGGCCTGGGCCCGCTGGGTGTGGGCCGAGCTGCAGCTGCAGCGCGCCGTCAAGCTCGCCGCCCAGCGCCAGGCCGAGGCCGAGGCCAAGGGCGAGGTCTACACCGGCGGCGATGGCTACACCGTGCCCACGCCTGGTGGGCACATGACCTACAGCCCGCACTGGGTCATCGCCAACAAGGCGATGGAGCAGGTCAACAAGTACCTGGCCGACTTCGGCCTCTCGCCGTCGTCGCGCGGCAAGGTCAACCCGAGCAACCACTTGCAGCGCGCGCTGCCGGGCATGGGTGATGACGGCGACGACAAGCCGCAGGGCTTCGCAGGCCTATGAATCCCCGAATCAAGATCGACTCGTTGCCCTTGTCGACAAGGGCAAAGAACACGCTGAAGAGCGAGGGTCTTCAATTCCTGGACGAGGTTGAAGCCGCGTCCGACGCAGAGCTGCTCAAGTGTCCCAATCTTGGGAGGGATACGTTGCGCGAAATTCGCGCCATGCAGGATGTGATGAGGCAAGTCGCAAGGAACGCGCGTCAAGATGACCTGCGTGACATGTTTGCGGCCGCAGCCCTAACGGGGCTCATCGCGGCCCAAACCGGTGATCTCGGCGGGCTTGACCAAGAGCGGTCGCTATCGGCGATCGCGTTCGACTTTGCCGAAGCGATGTTGTCGGTGCGCGCTCGCCACCTCGACGAGTGATGAAGGACTACGCCGCCATCGCCCACCAGTACGCGGCCGACGTGGTCGAGGGCCGCCTGGCCGCGTGCAAGTGGGTGCGCCTGGCCTGCCAGCGCCACCAGCGCGACCTGGCGCGCGCTGCCGCCGGCGACGCCGCCTTCCCCTACGTCTTCGACCCCGAGCTGGCCGACGTCACCACCAGCAAGCCGTACCGCCCCGTGCGCCGCATCTGCGGCTTCGTCGAGCTCATGCCCCACATCAAGGGCGACTGGGCCGCGCGGGGCGAGCTCATCGTGCTGCAGCCCTGGCAGGTCTTCATCCTGGCCAGCATCTACGGCTGGGTGCACCGCGAGACGGGCAAGCGGCGCTTCCAGAAGGCCGACATCTACGTGCCGCGCAAGAACGCGAAGAGCACGCTGGCCGCGGGCATCGGCCTCTTCGGCCTGACGCTCGACCGCGAGTTCGGCGCCGAGGTCTACAGCGGCGCCACCAGCCGAGACCAGGCGCACGAGGTCTTCCGCCCGGCCCGCCTGATGGCCCAGGCCAACACCGACTTCCGCCGCGAGTTCGGCGTGGTGCCCAACGTCAGCAACCTGGCGGTCATCGACACCAACAGCAAGTTCGAGCCGCTCATCGGCAAGCCGGGCGACGGCGCCAGCCCGAGCTGCGCCCTCGTCGACGAGTACCACGAGCACGCCACCAGCGAGCTCTACGACACCATGTGGACGGGCATGGGCGCGCGCAGCCAGCCGCTGCTGGTCGTCATCACCACCGCCGGCAGCAACATCGGCGGGCCCTGCTTCACGCACCAGGGCGAGCTGCAGAAAGTGCTCGAGGGCGTGGTCATCGACGAGCGCCGCTTCGGCATCATCTTCACGGTCGACGCCGACGACGACTGGACCGCGCCCGAGGCGCTGTTCAAGGCCAACCCCAACTTGGGCGTCTCGATCGACCTCGAGAAGCTCATCGCCGACCAGGCCGAGGCCATGCGCGACCCGCGCAAGCAGGCCGTCTTCAAGACCAAGCACCTCAACGTCTGGGTCAACGCGGCCAGCCCCTGGCTCAACCTCGAGAACCTGCAGCGCTGCGGCGACCCTTCCCTGCGGGAGGCCGCCTTCCGCGGCGAGACCTGCTGGGACGGCCTGGACCTGGCCAGCAAGAACGACATCGCCAGCAAGGCCAAGCTCTTCCGCCGCCAGGTCGAGGGCGAGGAGCACTACTACCTCTTCACCCGCAACTGGCTGCCCCAGGCCGCCGTGGCCAAGCCCGAGAACGAGCACTACCGCGCGTGGGTGGTGCAGGGCCACCTTGTGCAGACGCCTGGAAACATGATCAACCTCCGCCAGATCCAGGAGGACGTGGAGGCCGATGCCGAGCTGCACCACGTGGCCGAGGTGCCCATGGACGCCTGGGGCTCGCGCGAGATCGCGCCGGCGCTGCAGGAGGGCGGCTTCACCGTCATCGACGTGCCGATGACGGTGCGCAACCTGAGCGAGCCGATGAAGCTCATCGCCGCGCTCATCGACGCCGGCCGCTTCCACCACGACGGCAACCTGGCCACGCTGTGGATGTTCAGCAACGTCGAGGTCTTCGAAGACCGCAACGGCAACATCTTCCCGCGCAAGGCCAGCGCCGAGAAGAAGATCGACGCCGCCGTGGCCACCATCCTGGCGATGGGGCGGGCGATGCTGGGCGAGCCTGAAGAAGACGTGATCCCCGAAATCATCGCGCTGGACCTGGCATGAGCACCACCCGCACCTTCGATCTGGCGGCCCGGCCTCACGTGTCCCGCGTGCTCGGCGCGCACATGGCCGCCAACCCCGACGCGGCGCGCCGCGCCAACTGGCAGGCGCCGGTGGCCGCCGGCGAGAACGGCGTCACCACCAACCTCACGGCCGAAGAGCTGATGAGCGTGCTGGGCCTGGCGGGGGCCAGCGCGGCCGGCGTGCAGGTCACGCCCGAGACGGCCATGCGGGTGACCACCGTGTACGCGTGCGTGGCGCTGGTGGCCGGCGCGGTGGCCACGCTGCCCATCGGCATCTACGAGCGCAAGGGCCAGGAGCGCAGCAAGGCCGACCACGACTACTGGTGGTTCCTCAACGAGCAGGCCTGCGAAGAGTTCACCACGGCCGCGGCGTGGGAGTACCTGGTCTGCGCCAAGATGTTCTACGGCGACGGCTTCGCGGAGCTGCTTCGCCCGAGCATGAGCAGCTCGCGCGTCATCGGCTGGCGGCCGTTGCACCCGCTGCGGGTGCAGCCCTTCCAGACGGAAGACGGGCGCACCTACTACCGGTACCAGCCGCAGCGCGGCGAGGCCCGCGTGCTCGACCCCGCCGACGTGCTGCACGTGCCCTCGCTGGGCTTCGACGGGCTCACCAGCCCGAGCCCCATCACCTACGCTGCCCGCGAGGCGGTGGGCACCACGATCGCCGCTGACGCCTACATGGCGCGCTTCTTCAGCGAGGGCGCCACGTTCGACTACGCGCTCAAGACCGACGCCAAGCTCACGAAAGACCAGGCCGAGGTGCTGCGCGCCAGCCTGGTGGCTCGCAGTCATTCCGGCGGCGCTGCCTCCCGGGCGCCGCTCATCCTCACCGGTGGCCTGGCGCCGGCGCAGCTCAGCATCAACCCGAAGGACGCCGAGATCCTCGGCACCCGCCTGATGGGCGTGGAGGAGATCTGCCGCGCGCTGGGGGTGCCGCCGCACATGGTCGGCCACACCGACAAGGTCACCAGCTGGGGCAGCGGCATCGAGCAGCAGGGCATCGGATTCGTGCGCTACACCCTGCAGCGCCACCTCACGCCCATTGCGCAAGAGCTCAACCGCAAGCTCTGGCCCACCCGCTCGCGCTACTTCGTCGAGCACATCACCGCGGCGCTTGAGCGCGGCGACATCAAGAGCCGCTACGAGGCGTACCGCATCGCCCTGGGTCGCGCCGGCGAGCAGCCGTGGACCGACTCGAACGAGATCCGCCGCCTCGAGAACATGCCGCCCAACGACAACCTCAAACCGAACGGAGGCGCCAGTGCGCCACAACAGACTCCTGCAGCTGCTGGCTGACAACCGCCAGGTCCCGCAGCGCGCCTTCACGGTGCGCGCCGGTGCGGCCGCCGACGAGGCGGAGATCCTGCTGTACGACACCATCGTCGACAGCGCCCTCGAGGCCGAGTGGTGGGGCGGCGTCGCGCCCGAGCCCTTCGTCAAGGCCCTGCGCGAGATCGACGCCAGCACGATCCACCTGCGCATCAACAGCCCGGGCGGCAGCGTTTTCGCGGCCCGCGCCATGGAAACCGCCTTGCGCGAGCACAAGGCCCGCATCGTGGTGCACATCGACGCGCTGGCGGCCAGCGCCGCGTCGTTCCTCGCCATGGCCGGCGACGAGATCATCATGAGCAAGGGCGCCATGATGATGATCCACAACGCGTGGACCATCACCTGGGGCAATGCGGCCGAGCTCAAGGCCACCGCCGCGCTGCTCGACAAGATCGACGGCACGCTCGTCGAGACCTACGCCGACCGCAGCGGCACCTCGGCCGACGACATCCGCGCCTGGATGGCCGCGGAGACGTGGTTCACCGCCCAGGAGGCCATCGACGCCGGCCTGGCCGACAAGGTCGCCGAGGCCGGATCCGCCGCCCAGGCGCGCTGGAACCTCGAGGCCTTCCGCAACACACCCACCGGATGCACCACCCGGGAGGCCGCGGCGCCGGACGATCGGCCGCAAGGGGAAGGCGCCGGCGCGCCCCCCGTGGCACCGCCTGTGCAGACGCCTGCGCAATACGCGTCCGCCGATCACCGTGAACGCATCAACCAGCGCGCGCACCGCATGCGCGTCGCTGCACCGATCGAGTAGCGCACTCGCGCACCCGAGCCAGCCCGCCATCCGGCGGGCTTTTTCTTGACCACCGAAAGGAAGACCCCATGAGCAAACTCGCTCAACTGCGCGAGCTCCGCAACGTCAAGGCCCGCGAGGCCAACGAGCTCAACGCCAAGTTCCCCGCCGACCAGCGCATGCCCAAGGACGAGGCCGACAAGCTCGACGGCGTCCTGGCCACGATCGAGAAGATCGACGAGGACATCGCCCGCGAGACGCGCCTGGCCAAGCTGGCCGCCGAGCAGACCGACAACCTGCTGGACCGCGCGCGTGAGTCGGCCACCCGCGAGCCGGGCAAGCACAGCGAGGTCAGCAAGGCCCTGCGCGCGTACCTGTCCGGGGGCGTCAGCGCGCTCACCGACCAGCAGCGCGCCGAGATGCAGGCCCGCCAGAACCCCGACATCCGGGCGGCGATGAGCACCACGACCTCGAGCGAAGGCGGCTACACCGTCGCCACCGAGTACATGCGCAGCCTGGAAGAGGCCATGAAGGCCTACGGCGGCATGCTGGAGGTGGCCACGCTCATCCAGACCGGCAGTGGCGCCCAGATGAACTTCCCGACGGCCGATGCCACGGCCGAAGTGGGCGAAATCGTGGGCCAGAACAGCGGCGCGAGCACCGGCGACACGACGTTCGGCAACACCACGCTCGACGTCTACAAGTACAGCTCGAAGAAGATCGCACTGCCGTGGGAGCTGGTGCAGGACAGCTTCCTCGACATCGAGGCCTACATCCAGTCGCTGCTGGCTGTGCGCCTGGGTCGCATCACCAACACCCACTTCACCACGGGCACGGGCACGGGCCAGCCGCGCGGCATCGTGACCGGCGCGGCGCTCGGCAAGACCGGCACCACGGGCCAGACCACCACCGTCATCCACGACGACCTGGTCGACCTCGAGCACAGCGTCAACCGCGCTTATCGCGCTGGCAACCAGGCCGGCTGGATGATGGCCGACAGCTCCCTCAAGGTGGTGCGCAAGATCAAGGACAGCAACGGCCGTCCGATCTTCGTGCCGGGCTACGAGCAGGGCAACCCCGGCGGCGCGCCCGACACGCTGCTGGGTCGCGGCATCACCATCAATGACGACGTGGCCGCCATGGCCGCAAACGCGAAGTCGATCCTCTTCGGCGCGTTCAAGAAGTACGTCATCCGCCGCGTGATGGACCTGACGATGTTCCGCATGACCGACAGCGCCTTCACGCTGAACGGCCAGGTCGGCTTCGTGGCCTTCCAGCGCATCGGCGGCAACCTCATCGACGCCGGCGGCGCGGTCAAGTACTACGCCAACTCGGCGACCTGATCGACGTCTCCTCGTGACCTGAGCCCCGGCCTCGCGCTGCGCGGCTCAGGCCCGAGGCCTGCGCACCTCCACTCGAAAGAAGGAAGCAACCCATGGCAACCGCAAAGACGGCCGTGGCCTTGGTGCTGTGCGATGTCGTGTCGCACGGCCTCAAGGCCGGCCAGCTGGTCGAAGGCTCGCCCGACCTCATCAAGGCCCTGGCCGCCGACGGCTCGGTCGACCCCCACAAGGACGCCGTGGCGTACGCCCGTGGCCAGGGCGCCGCTGTGCAGCGCAGTTCGATCGAGCTGAGCGAACAGCGCGACGCGGCCGTGAAGGCCGACGACGCGCGGCCGGCGCTTGCCGAGCAGCTCGCGGCCAAGCAGGCCGAGCTCGCCGCGGCGCTCGCGTAACCCGCAACACCTGAGAGAGGGTCACCCCCATGGCCGCAACCGTCCAGATCGTCGAGAAAAACGGTGCCGGTGGCACCACCACCGACAAGACCGGCGGCACCGTCCGCATGAAGAAGGCCGACAACAGCACGGTCGACCTCAACAACCCGATGGTCAAGCCGCCGTCGGGCTCGGACTGGTCGTTCGAGAAGTGGCTGCGGATGAACGTGACCGGGGGCACCTACTCCCAGATCACGGGCGTCAAGGCCTACACCGACGGCAGCAGCGGCCTCGGCACGGGCGTCAACCTGTGGGCGAAGGCGGTGACGAGCTACGCCACGCCGGCGCTGGGCACCTCGAGCTCGGGCTACGCCAACGCCTTCACCTACACCAGCGGCTCGTCGCTCAGCCTGGGCGCTGGCCCGTTCACCAGCACGGGCGAGAAGGGCGACCACCTGGTGCTGCTCGCCGAGGTCACCAGCTCGGCCAGCGGCGGCCTCACCGCCAGCGAGACGGTCACGCTGGCCTGGGACGAAATCTGATGAGCGACCCGCTCGTCGCCGCGGCCGAGCCGGCGCCTTTCGAGATCGCCGACGCCGGCGACATGCGCGTGGCCACCAACGGCCAGGCCACGCTGCAGATCAACGTGCCCGAGGGCGGCCGCGTCTTCCGCCGCCGCGCCGTGAAGCTCAACCGGGCCACCGGCGTGCAGGCCCGCGTCGAGTGGGCTGTGGCCGAGCTCGACGGCGTGCGCGTGTACTTCGATGGCGTCAACGTCGTGGTCACGCGCCGCGACCTGATGCCCTGATCCCTCAACGCAGGAAGGACCCAGCCCATGGCTCGCTTCTCCATCGCCGGGCGCTCCACCGTCGCCGGCACCTCGGTGCGTGCGATCGCATCGCTCTTCGCCATCGCCTCGCGCACGATGAAGCTGCGCGAGGTCGGCGTCTTCAACACCACCTCCACGGCCTTGGCCGTGGCGCTGGTGCGCTTCACCAACGCCACCGGCGTCGGTGCCGGCCTCACCGAGGTGCCCTACGACGAGGCCGGGCCGGCACCCAACGGCACCGGGTTCGCCGGCCACACGGCCGACGGTGCCGTGGGTGCCGCCATCCGCCAGGCCTCGCTGCCGGCGGCCGTCGGTGGTGGCGTCATCTGGACCTTTGGCGACACCGGCCTCATCGTGGCGGCAGGCACGGCCAACGGTGTCGGCATCATCTGCCCCACCGGCACCGGCCAGATCCTCGACTACTACTTCGACTGGGACGAGTGAGCCCATGGTGCTCGCTCGCGCCTCTGGCGGCTATGGGCCGCCCGCCGTCGCCGCGAGCGCGCCCACTGTCGTCCAGTCGGCACTGACAGCGCAGAAGGAAACCGAGGGCACGGCCAGCTACGTGGCCACCCTGGCCAGCGACGCCACCGCCGGCCGCACCCTCTTGTCGTGGGTGGGTGTGCGCACCGCGCTCTTCGCCGGCCCTGTCACGGGCAACAACGGCAACAGCCACACCGAGCAGTTCAGCCAGGCCTACCCGTCGCCCTTCACGCAGTACAGCATGCGCGGCTATCGGGCGTACAACGTCGCCGGCGGCAGCGCGCACTCGGTGACCGGCAGCAAGAGCTCGGCCACCACCGAAGAGGCAACGATCGCGCTGCTGGCGCTCTCCGGCGGCACCATCGTCGCGGCGCCCAGCCCCGTGCTGCGCGCGGCCGCCGGCGCGGGGGCCACGCACACCAGCCCTGACATCACCGTGAGCGGCCCGGCCCTGCTGGTGTGCATCGCGTCGGGCGACGGCAACGTCAACGCCACCGCGCCGACGCAGACCTGGCCGGGGACCTGGGCGGTACAGCAAAGCGTGGCCTACAGCAGCGCCCAAGCGCCGAACGGGCACATCCCGCTGTACGTCGCCACGCGGTCCGTGGTGGCGGGCACCTACAACGTCGGCGTGCAGGTGGCGATCGACGAAGGCCTGCTCATGGCCATCTACGCGGTGCAGGCATGACCATCGACGCAGCACTGCTCGGCGCGGGCACCACGGGTGGCTCGCCGACCACCGGCGGCACCAGTGTCGCGGGCGATCGCTTCGCCGTCTCTATCGCCTACGACGCCGGCGCAAGCATCACCAGCGTCGTCGACAGCAAGGGCAACTCGTACAGTGCGGTGGGCACGCCCCAGGCCGATGGCAACGGTGGCCTGCTGGTCTGGTACTTCTCGCCTGGCGGCGCCGCCGGGGCCAGCCACACTTGCACGGTCAGCTTCAGCGGCTCGCCGTTCCCGTCGATCTCGTTCTATCGCATCCCCGACGGCGCGAGCTCGGCGCACGGCGGTTCAGCCCAGGGCCAGGACTCCGGTGGGCAGCCCTTCACGCTGGCCACCGGCACGCTGCCCAGCGGCAACTGGCTGGCCCTGGCGGCGTGCTCGAACAACACCGGCAGCGACGGCGCCTACAGCGCGAACGCCAGCACGCCCACGGCGACGCTGCTGCACTCCGAGGGCACGGTCTCCAGCTTCTGGACGCACGGCGTCAGCAAGATGCTGTCGAGCGGCACTTCGGCCGTCACGCCTTCGTTCAACCGCAGCGGCACCGCCGGCGGCACCAGCGGCATGGCCATCCTGGTGCTGGCCGAGCTCCTCGGCGGCGGTGGTGGCGGCGGCGGATCCGCCGACACCACGACGGTCATGACGCTGCCCATGTTGCCGCCGAGGCTGGGAGTGCGCCGGTGAGCGTCCTCTACCCGCCGCCGATGCCGCTGGTGCAGGTTCGCACCCTTCCGGTCCGCCCGCTCAATGCCCGGGCAGTCAACACGCCGCTGCCCGCCGCGCCGGCGGCCGACGTCGAGCTGCCCATGCTCGTCATGGCGCCCATGCTTCCGCCGAAAGGTCGACAGCTGTGAGCGTCCGCTACCCACCACCCACCTCCACCCGGCCGGCCACGGTTCGGCCGGGGCCTGGCACTTGGAACACGCCCACGAGCACCACGTCGGGCAGCCAGGTCACCGCCACCTTCAGCCTCGACGCTGCGGTGCAGCTCGCCCAGTCCGTGGCCGCCAGCCTGGGCGCGGCCATCCAGGCCCCGCAGTCGGCCACCACCTCGGTCAACTTGGCGGTGCAACGGGCGCTCACCGCCCAGGCCAGCGTCGACGCCGCCCTGCAGCTCGCGCGCACGGCCGCGGCCAGCGTCGACACCGCCATCCAGCTGGCCCGCTCGGCTACCTTCGGCGCCGACATGGGCGTGCAGGCCGCGCGCACGGCCACCGCCAGCGCCGACCTGGCCGTGCAGCAGGGCCGCACCGCCACCACCAGCGTCGACGCCTACGTGCAGGCCGCCACGCAGCTGGCCATCGCCATCGACCTGCTGGTGCAGGAGGGCCACTCGCTGAGCGTGGCCGTGCAGATCGCCGTGCAGGCCGCGCGCACGGCCAGCAGCAACGTCGACCTGGCCGTGCAGCTGGCGCGCCAGGCCACGGCCAGCGTCGACACGGCCGTGCAGGCCGCACGCACCGCCACCGCCCAGCTCGACATCGCCGTGCAGGCCGCGCGCTCGGCCGGCGTCTCGGTGGACCTCTTCGTGCAGGCCGGCTTCTCCGTCACGGCCGCGGTCGACACCGCGGTGCGGTTCTCGGCCAGCGCGTCCGTGGCGCTCAGCGCGGCCATCCAGGTGGCGCGCTCGGCCGTGGCCGACGTGTCGGTGGTGGTGAGCGTGCAACGCGTGCTCTCGGTGGCGCTGCAGGCGGCCGTGCAGGCGTCTGCATCGGCCTCGTTCGCGGTGGGTGCCTACGTCGAAGACCCGTCGGGGCAGGTGAACTCGGCCCCGCCGCTCGTGCCGCGCCTGCAGGGCAGCGCGCGCCCGCCGGCCCTGCAAACCACTTCGCGCGGCGCGGCCCGCCAGCGTACGCGCCGTTGAGGACACCATGGCCCTGAAACTACTCTCCACCAGCGGCGCCGAGCCGGTCACGCTCGCCCAGGCCAAGGTGGCCTGCCGGGTCGACGCCGACATCACGGCCGACGACGCCCTCATCCAGACGTACATCGGCGCCGCGCGCGAAGAGGCCGAGCAGGAGCTCGGCCGGGCGCTGGTCACCGGGCAGTACGAGCGCGCGCTCGATGCGTTCCCTTGTGGCGGCATCGAGCTGGCCTGGCCCACCGTCTCGGCCATCAACTCGGTGCAGTACATCGACACCGCCGGTGTGTTGCAGTCGCTGCCCGGCGCGACCTACACGCTCGACAGCCGCGAGGGCCGCGGCTGGTGCATGCCCGCCTATGGCACCGATTGGCCGTCCACGCTGGACACCGCGATGGCCGTGCGCGTCACGTTCACCAGCAGCTGGTCCGAGGGCGGCTCGGTGCCCAACAGCGTGCAGGCCTGGATCCTCATGCGCGTGGCCACGCTGTACAAGTTCCGCGAGCAGGTCGTCGCGGGCGTCAGTGTTGCCGAGCTGCCCCGCGAGCACGGCGCCCGGCTGCTCGACAAGTGGCGCACGTACTGAGGCCGCGCCATGTACTTCAACGCCGGCGAGCTCGACCAGTACATCACCGTGCAGCAGCGCGCGTCCGGGCAAGACACGCGCGGGCAGCCCAACGGCGCCTGGGTGGACTACCTCGTCAACATTCGCGCCAAGGTCGACACCCGCCCCGGGCAAGATGTGTTCGGCGGCGGGCAAGAGCAGCCCACGCTGCCGGTCACCTTCCGCGTCCGCTTCCGCACCGGCCTGCACGAGCGCATGCGCGTGCTGTGGCGTGGACAGGCCTACGAGCTGGTGGGCCAGCCCATCAACGTGAAGGGGGCCAACGTGGCCATCGACCTTCCCTGCGTGGCCGGCCTGGGAGACGGGCGATGATCTCCGCCAAGGTCCGCGGTCTGCC